CTGGTTAGAGGTTTCAGTTGCAAACCTTGTAAGAGCCGTATTTGCTTGGGCATTTAATAACTGCCCTCTTGTATTTAAATTACCCAGTGCCTGCTGTTTTAGATTTTGAGCAAGTTCTGCTTGTTTTAATTCTGATTCTGCATAAGCAGTAGCTTTTTCTCTGGCTAAAGCAATTTGTACGCCCATAGCGGTAGAACTATTAGCGAGTCCCATTTTAGTAAGTTTTTGATCTATTGCTTGTTGCTTAAAATCAAAACCTCGGTCTAAAGCTCCTTGGACTGCTGTTCTATAACTATTAATTAGTTCTTGGTTTTGAGGAATTAAATAAGGGCTAGTAGTTTCCATTTGTTCAATAGCATTACCAAGTCTTGTCATAGCTGCGCTTAAAGCTATAACTTCTGACGCCCTCTCATCTATAGCACGTCCTCTAATTTGTCTTACAGCTGGCAAGTTAATATTAGCTGGTTCGTCTAGATTTACTCTACCTCTACTATTTGCAAAGTTTAAAGATAATCTATTATCAACACCTCTGACGATTTCTAGTTTATCACCGCTTAATTCATCCATTATACTTGCAAAATTAATCGGCTTATATTGATTAGCAATTTGCTGGTTTTCTGGTAAACTAGTAATAGGAGGAGGTGGTTGTTGTGGGCTTCTAAAGGCGCCAGACTTTGACGCTACTATCCCACCAGCTATTGCACCAATAGCTGCTTTTGCAATAAAAGGTACTGCTACTCCCATAATTTCCTCCTTAAATCATTAAATAATAATAAGTTTTTGGCTTTGATCTATTATACTCTATAAATCCCGCAAACTCTAGTAATCTTGGGCTTACTTCGGTAAAAGCAGTGCTGTAAAGTACTTTTAGTTTATATTCTTTAGCAATATTTATTAGCTTGCTCATAATCTGACCTCTTAAACCTCTACTTAACCAACGGCAACGCCATTTCGGAATTATTTCAATATGAACTTGACCACCATTTTTATCATTAGGATGTTCATATACAGTTAAATTACCTACAAAATCATTTTTATTTAAAATATTTAAGTTAAAGATAGCTTCTTCTGGTAAGTTTAAATTATTCTCCACAACTTTCATTAGTTCATTCCTCTACATCCTCTAGCAAAAAATGCACTTTGGGTTTCTGAATCAAAATCCATATCTGAAAGATGAAGAGATTCATAAGGATATTGACTATTTGTTGCAAGCTTTTCTCTTGTTAATTTAAAATTAGGATGTAGTTTTTTTGATGTAATACTATATTTTTCCTGACCTAGAGTATATTTATAGGCGTTGCTAGGATCTCGAGAAACTCTAAAACTGAAATCGTCTACTGTTTGAGCTGCAATTTTTCCAGCAGTAATACATTTAACTTTATTAAAAGAAGTGTGATCTATACTAAAATCTTTAAATTTATCAGGAGTAATAACTCCATTTTTAATATGATTTCTTTCAACCATGCCAATGTTTGTTAAATTAGGTGATATTGGTAATGGATGATTAATAATCCCAAGTTTTTCTGTATTAATAGAAGAATTTAAAAATTTCTCGGCTGTTATAGAGTTATCAGCAAAATCACCTCCTGTAATAGTTCCATCAGCAATAGTAATTGTAGTTATACTTTCTTTTAAATGTTCAATATCAATTACATTGTTTGCGATATCTATTCCAGTAATTCCGCCATCATTAATATTTTGAGTTTTTATTTTCTTCCAAATAGGCGAATTGTCTCCTTGAGAAATTAATAATTGATCAGGAGCAGTTGCTGCAATTGCTGTTAATTCTCCATATCCATTAGTTGTTAATACAGATCCTACATTAGCTTTTATTAATTTAGCAAAAGGTAATGAATAGTCATTTATTGATTTATCAATAGTTAGCCACTCAGTAGTTCCATCGCCAACATTTGAAAGATAAGCATTAGGACTGCCTAAAATTCCAGGAAAAGCTCCACCAACAATACTATTAATTTCAGGTACAACACTATTGTTAATATAATCAATTAATGAATCATATTGAGCATCAACATTATAAGATTCTATATAAATTCCATTATCACGGAGTGTTTGAAAATAAGATCTATCACGATTAAATATGTCTAACATTATAATAACCCTAATTTTGCTCTAATTGCTGGATCTAAACATTCTTTGGGAATTGTCCCTAGATTACCTTCATTCGGTACTTTATTAACATAATGTAGGGATACTGAATAATCTTGTATATGTCTATTTTCTATAGCTCCATCTTCGACAAATTCTTCGGCAGTTATCCAACCTACTATTGTTGCCGCATCAATACTACCGTCTATAATATTATCAGAAGTAAATGTATAATTTACTAAATCATCAAAACACTCTTTACTTCTTACTTGAACACATTGCATAGGAACACCCATATAACTACTCCCTCCATTAGGAGTACTATTTGCAGCAATTGATTCAACATTAAAATGTCTATTTTCTAAAGTATTATCAGCTATAGTGAAATTATTATTTGCTACATTAGCTTTTCTTTCATTTATTAAATCAGCACTAATTTTACTGTCAGTAATACTACCATTTAACAATTTATCACCAGTGATATTAGCATTCTTAATGAAGTTAGTTAAAATAGAATTATCTGTTACATCTATACCAATTAATTCAGCTGATAGATTAAAATGTTCTAACCCTATTGAATTTAAAGCAATATTTGTTCCTGTAATTGATCGATTTAAAATATCACCAGTTTCTATTTTACGCCAAATAGGTGAACTATTTAATCTTGATAACAAAACATTATCACTCTCAATTGGGGTTATCGGCATAAAAACTTTGCTATTATCAGTAGCTAAAACAGACCCTATATTTTCACCAAAGAAATTATAATTATAATTAGTAAACTTTGATAAAGGAATGCTGTAATTTTCGATTACATTTGTATTAACTTTTGTCCACTTTGTTGTTCCGTCGCCAATATTTAATAAACAAGCTCCAATTAAATCTGGGTCATTTACTCCTTTAATCTCTCTAGCAATTAAACCATTCACTAAAGGAACTATTTTTTTATTTAAATAGTCCGTTAGATTATTAAATTGAAAATCAAGATCCTCGGCATTAATCATCATGCTTCGATCTCTCATTATTTGGAAATAAGCCGTGTCTCGGTTAAATGGATTAATTGACATATTTATAACCCTAATTTTGCTTTATAAGATGGAGATAAATTTTCAATACCAATAGCACCATGAGCAATCATTTGTCCTAAAGGGCGTGCTGAGGCACGGAAAACAGGATAACCAGTTCCTTCTTGGTAAAATAATCTCGCTCCATCTATACTATTATCTTTAATTTGCCATCCTGCAATACAATTTGGAGCAAGATTATTTGGATATGTAGCTGGATCATAATCTGAATTATATACTCTCCAAGCCCAAGTTCTATTATATAATCTAGGAGGGATTTTAAAATCTGGTGTTAATTTTGTATAATTTATTGGATAAGTTTTAATATCATAATTTTTATGAATATTGTTGCATTTTGATAAAAACCAAGGATTAGCAATGATTCCATCTCTTAATGTATTACCCCATAAAATAGCTTTGCTGCCATTTCTACCAGCAAATTGATTGGCAATAAGATTGCCTAATACATCACTATTAACCGCCCCATTATTTATTTTTTGCGTAGGAACTGTGTTATCTGCTATTTTACTAGTAGTAACGGCATTATCTGTTAGTTTAATAGCTATGAGACCCTCTTTAAAATTAGCTTGAACTAAACTAGAAAGAGCAATTTTTTTATCAGTAATTTGTCTATCTCCAATATTTGCTGCGGTAATTTTTTTCCAAACGGGATTGCTATTATTTTGAGATATTAAACTCTGCCTATCCTCAAGCGGCGTAACCTCTCTAAATATTTGATCAACTCCTGTTGCTAAGATAGAACAAGGATTGGTCTGTACTAACTTAGCAAATGATAGTGATAAATCTGGTATTTCATTAAAAGTAATATTTGACCAATCTGTTGTTCCATCGCCAACATTTTTAAGATAAGTATTTACCTTATTTGGGTCTTGCGTACCAGGCGTTGTGTTAGCAATCAATTGATTTAACAAGGGAATAATTGAGGAGTTAATGTAATTTGTAATATTATTAAACTGGAAATCAAAATCCCCAGCTTTCATTAAGCCTTTTCTATTTTGTACAGCTTCAAAGTAATCTGTTTCTATTATTAAAGGATTTAATGGCATAATTTAAATCTCTTTTGGGTTAATATTTCCGCCAGCAAGGAATAATTTATTAAAAACAAATAAATCATCAGCAAGGCCGCTTAATTCAATCATCAATGAATCAGCAGTAAACTTAATTACTTCATGTGAGAACGTTGTTTCGTTAAAAGGATAAGGTTTTACTCCAAACTCTGAAACGTCATATAATACCCCACGTTTTTGTATTTCTATAGTATCGTTAATACTCCTAGTTTCATCTTGGTTTATGTAAATACGAACTTTCACAGTCAATGGTTCTAATGATTTACTATCAATGTATAAATCCGTATTAGTCCACGTGCTTTGAAAGTATGTCCAATTATATGCTATGAACCACGATAATTCACCCTTACCGTATTCGTTATATGATTGTCCCTTTATTTTATCGGCATAAACTAAAAGATTTCCTTTTGGAGACCCTAAATATAAATTCTTACTAGTCGGATCGTATAATATACTCGTGCTTTCAGCAAAGTTTTCACTGAATACTACCCAAGCACCTTCGTTATTTAACTGATAAATAAAACAACTATATTTAATTCTAAAACCTAAAAATCTACCATAAGGATATAAAAAAGCTCTCATGCTTCTAAAATCTCGATCAGTTTCTATAAAACTAAGTTGATTATTAATGTAATGATCAATTGGCGTTGAGAACTGATAAGAAACCTGTAACTGCTGGTAAAGATTAATTGAACTAATCGATACAATGCCGTATTTTGATAAAAATATAAAATTATTTGGCACTTCTAGAAATAAAGTTTGTTGTATTGCGCCAACTGGCAAAGTTTGTTCCCATTTAAAATCTGGTAGCGCAATATGTTGTCCATCATCAAGGGTGGTTGGATCTTCACCAGTCCACACTTGAGTTGTTTCTCTACCTAAAAATAAGGTTTTCCCCTCAAAACTACTAATTGCTTCTAGATTATCAGGAACAGTTGAGGTACTAGCCATATTAATGAAATCAATTTGATTAGTTTTCTGATTAAACCAATCGTATATGCTTTCTAATTTAGCTGCATAATAAACTCGCATTGCAAGTAAGGGAGGTCTGAACTTATTTTGGTAAGGTCTACCCTCTGGCAAAGCCCATAATCTTTTATGAACTATCGCTAAAAAACTAAAAGAAGGACATAGTTTTTGATATATTATTTTTCTAAGATTAGCTTGAGGAACAATGCTTACAGTGATTGTAACTACAACTAAATTATTAGCAGGTACTGCAAAGGTTATAGCTGTAATATTGCACTCTCTATTTTCAACATCACTAACCAAAGTTAGCCCATCACCTACTTTAACATCTGCTTGTATTTCTGCTAAGGCAATTTGCGGAATAGAAAAAGTTAAAGTTTGGTTATTAATTGCTATAGGGGTTATATTTGGTATTGGAACGGGAGCTTTTAAAGGTAATAAATTTACCCCATCATATACTTTTACTGATTCAACACCATTGGCAATCAGTAATTTTCCTTGAAAATTAACATGCGAAACTATTACAGCTGGATCAAGATCATCTTCGATTAATTCATAACTATTATCAGTTTTTACTCGGTATATCCCAGCTCTTTCTATAAAGACGGAATAATTTACATCAAAAAAATCAGCCTTAAAAGGCAATTTAAAAACTATAGAATTTGGATTTAATACAAGATTCGTTATTTCTGCGCCATCACTAATAGTTTGCCTAAAAAAAAGATAAACTCCATCAAAGAGAACTTTTTTTAGATAAGTAACTTGATCGGCGGTGTATGCTGTTAAATTAATAGTGATGTCACAATAACCAGTCAATAATGGATCATTAATAATTGTAATATGTGCGGGTTGTAAAAACGATATTCCTAAATATTGAACGTAAACTAATTTCTCAGATGTACCATCATTTTTTAAAAACGGCATTACTGCAATCACATCTTTAAAAGTTCTGTTGGCATCAAAAGCAAAATTACTTACTAAAGATGTCCCATACCTAAGCGCACCAGTTTTATTATCGCTAACTAGTATATTTTGAATAAATCTTGCGTAGTTAGTATCATCTTGGCTATTGGTATTAATACCTTTAAACGGAAATGATACGGGTAAACTCTGTGGATGTCCTTGAAACATTATAACCCATAATTTTTAAAGTTTGCTAGTTTTGCCTTATCTTTTTCCCAAACTTCCCTAATATACGCCATTTTATCCATAAAAACTTTGTTACTAAAATAAAAATAATACAAAGCTCCGTGTACTAGAAAAAGATGGTAAGGTACTGGATATACTGGGGTATTTGTTTCTAAATTGGCATCATCAATTATCTCAACCAAAGTTTTTGGATTAGGAACGTAAAAAAGAGTGATATATTTCTTCGTTATGTTGTCAATCGGATCAACCGCACTTAAAAAACTAATCCCAGAAGTTGTTGTATTACAATAAATATAATTTCCTAAAACCAAATATTGAGTAGGCAAAATAGATGCTTCGTAATTAATACTACCAGCCATTAATGGTGTTTTATTAACTACAATATTTGTTACCTTAAATAAATCATCTGGAAGTAAAAAACCTCCAATCACTTCATCTAAAAAAACATTAACTTTTTTAACTATAGTATTGAGTCCACTAGATGCTATCTCATAAAGTTCTAGATTTGCCATATTTAAATACTTTAAATACGCAATTCTTTCTTTAGGAGTTAAATAACTCTTATCGGTACTTAATTGGTTAGTTAATTCTATTAGTTCAGTTGTATTCATTAAATATTACCTCTTAATTAAAGGGGAGTTTAAGCCCCTTTAATATAATATTAAACTCCTGGATTAGTACTATAAAACAACTGTATCATCGCTGTTTTACCCGAAAACAAAGCTATTTGAGCAGTTGGTATTCTAAGTACTAAGTTACTAGCTTGTATACATACAGAATTAACGTTAAGAACTGTTTTATCCCACATACCTATAAACGATGGAGTACCGCCATTTGCACCACCAATAGCAGTTTCCGTTGAATTAGGATTATAAACACCGAGTAACACCGCAGCTAGTACTGGTCTTGTACCAGTTATACCAAGGTTACTAAGTGGTACAGTAACGTAATTATTATTAGCAGCTAACAATCCAGTTGCTGGAATAGTAACAGCTACTAGTTTACTAATTACTTGATCCATATAAACCGCAGAAGTTATAATCGGTGTTACGCTATCTGTGGCAGCACTATTACCAGTACTACCGTTTATAACGTTTGGATTCACATTGCTAACAGCGGCAGCAGCAGCGTTTGGAGTAGTTGCTGTAATATTGTATCTATTTAATATAAACATAATTATCCTCTATTAATTTAATGTTGTAAATGAATGCGCTACGCCATACTCAACTAAATTGGTATTGTTGCCTTTTACACCAATAGATTTGGATGGATATTTAAGTACTTTAATACCGCTGATTTCATTATGAGCTAGACCTCTGTATAAACCATAATCTGTAGAGCTTCTAAAAGTAAATGTAGGAGTTTGACCCATACCAAAACCAAGAGCAGCAGCACCACAGAAAATAGAGTAAGCATAAGTGTTACCAGCACCATTAGTAATAATTAAGTTACTTAGTTCTGGTATAACAATAATCATTACACCCTCAATAGTTCCTTTATACATAGAACCATAAAGTATAGACGGTTGATCTTGATTCTCAATAACACCTCTATTAACCTGTGAAATCCACGTCTGATCAGAAGCAAGTTTATTATAAGTTTCAGGAGCAATAAACAATACATATCTTTTATCTTCAAAGCCTTGATGAGTTTTGTATTTATAAGGTCTTATGGAAGATTCTTTTGAGGTATATGTCGCATTACTAATATTTAAACTCTGACCTGTTGCAGATTGGTTAAATAGTTGCCTAATATGTGATACGTTCATTGTGTTAGTATCAACTGGAAAGTTATCGACTGTCAAAGCAGCTGTAAGAGTTGCATAAGTAGTTCTGGTCTTACCGCCAACTAAATTTGGATCACCTATTAATATTCTTGATCTAGATATGCCACCATTTGCAAGATCTACTCTAGATGCTAAAATCCTTGCTTGTAATTGAGCATAAGTAAATTGTTGGTTTAAAGTAGGAACTACGCCAGCTGCGCCACCATCAAAAGACAATGCAAAAGCAGATAAAATACGCTGAGTATTAAAAGAATCAGCTTGTGCTAGTAGATCAGCTCTAACGTCAGAATCCAAATTAAATTTAGTTTGCAAACTGAGTAATTGCTCATCTGTTAGTAATGTTGCATATCTTATTCTACCAACATCTACTTTATCACTAACATAAGTTAGCTCATTTTCGTTACCCTCTAATTGCTCGTTACCGATACTAACTATTGGATCAAAAGTCTGTCTAAGTGGAAATATAATTCTATCACCCTCTGATTTATGTTCCATCTTGTTGTAAATCACCGCATCGCTACCGCCCATAAAGCGAGCAAAGTTAGTAATGTTACGATAATCTTGTAAATAAGGGATTAATACATTCTTTTCAAACAATTCATTTTGAAAGATATTATTACGATCTAATGTCGCCATTGAAATTACCTTGTTTTGAATATTAAAAAATGTTAACCAAAAGCAGTTATGCTTAAAGTAAAACTATTATTTAAATTCTTAGAACGGGAGAAATCTTGTGGGGAACTTGAGGGAGAAATTATTATTTTAAAATAGGGAAGGACAAGCCGTCTGTTTTAAAATACTAAAATGCCTCATTCTTTAGAAGAAATGTCGTTTGTTCCTAATGTTGCCAAATATCAGCAAAACTTTTTTTGTTACTTTGTGTACTCGCAAGGTTAGAAACTTTAGAATTTATAGACCTATTATGAACTACGCCCTGCGTGGTGTCAAGCTCTGCTTCTAGCTCTTTATTACGCTTTTCTAAAATTTCTATTTTTGAATGCAAGGATTTAACAAAAGGCATAATACCACCAGCATTTGCAGCTCCTTTATGTAAATTATCATAAACATCACCGCCTAAGAGCATAACATTATCAATTATCACCTCAGGAGATTCATTCATCATATAATTTATTATCTTTTCTTGCTCATCTTTTGGAAACAGAGGAAGAAACGAAAAAAATGCTTGATATTTTTCTTCCGCATCTTCAATTTTACTATATTTCTTAAATACACTGAATTCTTTATCAAGATTTTCTTTTACCTTGGCGTAAGGATTTGTTGGTGATTTTGATTCTATCTCTAATTCTGTAGTTTCTTCGGAAGCGTCAAAATAACTTAAGACTACTTTAACATCATCCTCTGCTATAACTGCATCTTCTTGTAAGCGACTAAGAAACTCCATAACGTTCTTTTTTGCGTTAATATACGCAGAGTTCTTTTTATGCCCCCAAGATCTTGATTCATCAAACCTTTTTTTTAGCGTCTCATATTCAGCTTTCAAGTCTAGACTTAGCTCTTCTGTTTTAACTTCATCTTTTTTAGGTTCTTCTAGCTCTTCTGTTTTTGCTGGCATTGTTTCTTTTTTTGCTTCTTCTACTATCTCTTTTGTTTGTACTGGTTCAACATTATTTTTTTTATCTTCGATTTTGGCATCACCAGAGAAAATACTAGCAAATGTTTCGGATAACTTAGAATTTTTTAAATCTTCTGACATATTATACCTATTAATTTTAATTTACGTTTGTTGCTTCCGCATCTTGCATTTCTTCTTGGGCTTGTTGCTGTCCTTGCAATATTCTCATATATGCTTCATTTAAAGCAATCGCATCATTATCAGTAAACCCTAATTTCTTTAAAAACAAAGGATCTGACATAACTAGCGCTGCACTTGGACTATTAAGTAAAGCCTCAAATCTTGCTGCTTCTTCTTCGTTGGATGATGAATAATTAGGAGCGGTATCTGCGGTAACTTCAAAATTTATCATTGAAATATCATCAGTAAGAATTCCATAATTTATTTTATTATCTTTGTAATAATTAATTGCGTATTTGAAATCTTTAATACCCTTAATAGTATCCAGTATTAATTGCCCTTCGGAAAATAGCATATGTTCGTAAGTTGCATGCAGTGGGTTTTGACTTCTTGCCGAGTTGGTTGCTCTTGCTTGAATTGCCACGCCGCTAATAGCATTAGTTTGTTCTCCTTTTAATTCATCAAACAATTGTGTTCTTTGCTCAAACTCTACATCAATTCTTTGTAATGTTTTTTCTAAATGAGGTAACATTGTTTCAGAGTTAATTAATTGCACCTGATGTGGATTTTTAGAAAAAATCATCCCGTCACGCCTATTTAATTCTTCACGCAGTTTTCCACGCATTTTTTCTATATCAACATTGTCTTCATCTATTATTAGATACTTTGCGCTAAGTCCATGAATAGTTTTAGTCCAAACGTAATTCAAAGAAGTCGATAAAGGTATTAATCCATCAACAATTCCATAAGGCACACCTAAATAATTGCGCTTTAAACATAATGGTAACAATGGAAAATGTTTTTGATTAGGTACTTGGCAAGGCAAAATTCCATTTTCTAATAAAACATCTCCACAAAAAACTCCTTTCCAAATTTGCGTTCCGTTTAATTCTTTTAATGAAGTACCTTTTACTTTTTTCAGCTCAGCTAATTCTTTATCAAAAGTATTAAAATATCTTTCTGTTTTTATTTCATCAGGATTTTCTGAAACAAAGTCAATCGTTGCTTCATAATATTTGGCATTTTTCTTATAATAGACTTCAACAATTCTAGCTGATCTACCGAGAACCCAGGTATTTTCTATAGAATTTTCACTATTACCCGTATTACCAGGCGTGTAATCATCTCTTGTAGAAGATAATGTACTACCAGCTGCTCCAGTTGCTAGATAAATATCATAATTACTATTAGTAGTGCTTTGATCTATTAATTGATCAAAATATGACGCAAATTCTGGATAACGTTCTTTTAATTTCACCCCAGAAACAAAATAACTACGGCAAACAAAATTTGAATTTTCTAATCTTAATGAATGGTCATCAGGGTCGAAATAAACTTCTCTTGGGTCTACATAATCATAGAAAAAAGTTTGATAAGAATTGGGCTCGTATCCAAAATGAGTCCAACCAAGACCACCTATTAAAGCATCAGTGTATTTTTGAGTAGATTTATTTTGAAAGTCATTTTGTGATTGAATGGTATAAACCATATTATTTAAATATTCGGCTAATAATTCATCTTCACCTATTCCAGCAGTTGGCTTAAAAGCCACTCTTCGTCTTGCACTTATTTGTAGTGAAACATAAGTTGTAACTATAGGCTCTATTCGATTTACTACAAAAGGCATAGCACCTACATCTTCGAGTTCTTGTTTTAAAGCCTCACTCCATTGATCGCCATAATAAAACCTAAGGTTTTCATCATATTTTAAACGCCATTTTCTGCGAACTTCAGAATTCACAGAATAATAAAAATAATCCTTTAACTCTTGTAATAATTTTGATTTTCCAGCGTTAAGTTTTTTCATAATTCATTTAATGTTGTATAACACACAGTGCAATCAAAAAGCTCTGTATAGCCGTTTGAGAAACACAATAAATTGTCTCCGTCTTTTAAAAAAACTTCTAACCTTCCAAGCGAAATTAAATTAATACTCTCGTTTGGCTGTACCAAAACATTGTGAACTAAAAAGTTTTCTATAACTGGAGAAGCCAAAAGCCTTACTAGTTGTAAATTTATCCTAATATTAACACTTGAAACGTTACAAATATTAACAGCATTTAAAAAAATAGGTTTTTCAGCACTAAGCAAAGCTGTTTTTTGATCTGCTAAATTTGCAAATAATAAACTTTCATAATTAACAAAGTTCATAATTCTTTTTAATAATTATAACTTTTGAAAAAAATCTTGAAACTCACGATATTTAGCGTTTAAAATTTCCATTTCTTCGGGTGATAACTCTTCGTTTTTACTTTTATAAGAATAATAATCCGTAATACCCTTTTTTAAAAAATCAGATAAAATACCGAATCTAGCAACGCTCTCAGCACACTCACACATTAGTGCATAATCTTTTAAACTATTATTTTCCATAATTTAAACCAAAAATTTTTCTAAGTTTTCAATATGATCTTTTATCAACTTCATATCATTTATTAATAATAATTTACGATCAGCTGTGGCAATTGACTCTTCGCCAGAAAAATATAGAACGCCGTCACTATATAAAGCTTGAACATATTTAGGAAGAATCTGGATAATTGCAACAGGATTTTGTTGTAGTTCATTCATAGATTTACTCGCAAGGATTAATTTTTATTTATAATAAAACATATAAATATTTAAAACAACATAATATTTATTATTAGCTAAAAGCCCCATACCAAGTAGAAATAATAAAAAATCCATTTCCAGCACTTATATCAACTTTCCCAATATTTTTTAAAAATACCTGTCCGTATAAATCATTAATATTAGTAAAATCAGGCCATTTTGGCGAAGAAATTAACAAAGAT